CGTAGACATCTTGTTAAATCCAGGCTTGAAATTTAATTTTTGTAGCATATAATGCCTTATATATTAATTATGAATATAATGAAAGAAACAAAATAACTCAAGATTATGGATCATTTAGAACCTATTGTAAAAACCTATAAAAATATATTGCCAAAAGCAGTTAATAATATGATCCTAGAGGAACTCTGTAATTCTTGTAGGTGGAGATTAGCTTTTGATAAAGGACCTAGAGACATATATGTTTCAATGTTACTTAATGAAGTAGATAAAGATTTTGGATGGAATATGAGAAGCTATCACAGTAGAGAACATTTTGATGAAAATGTTAAATTAAACAGTTGGGCACAAGTGGTTTTTTTTAAAGTAATAGAAGAAAGTAAAAAATTCATAAACCCTAGACCTGTTAGATTTAACTGGAACTATTACAATAAGTCATCAACAGGTCGATTTCACACTGATTCTGAAAATAAAAATAGTCACTCTATTCTATATAGTATTCATGATACAGATGGAGGAGTACAAGTAGCTGATTCTTTTTTTAAAGATGTCGAAGGTGAAGCAAAATTGTTTCCAAGCTTTGTTGAACATAAAGGAATAGGCCCTACCAAAAATGTTTTACGTTTTAATTTAAACATTGTTTTTGAATATGATGCAGTTGTAAAATGATAAAATTAAATACACCAGATAAACTATCACCTAATTCTTCTTCCATTTTTGTAAGTTATTTAAGACCTGTTCAAATAAGTTTTGGTAAATATCCTTACACAGAAGATTTATACAACTTTATAACTATCATTAAAAATAATTTATTAGATAGTGAGTATTGTGCTACCAATGTTTTAGGTGGTAAGACAGATTGGAATTTATTTAATGAACACCCTTTATTTATAAAGTTTTTAATTTGGTTTATAAATAAACATCAATTAACTAACCCTTGGTTAAGCTTTTTTAAGGACAGAAGACAAATAACTAATGCTTGGGGAAATGAATTAAAAAAAGACCATTCTGTAAAAATGCATGAACATTCAGAGCATCATGGAATTTTATATCTTACAAAAGGAGCGCCATTAATTGTTCCTGAACTAGAACTAGAAATACACCCAGAACCAGGAGATTATTATTTTTTCCCTCCTCTTATTAAACACTATGTAGATCAAATTATAGAGGATGGGCCTGCTAGATATAATGTTATTTTTAATATTGGAGAAATAAATGATTGGGAAAAAAATAAAACTATAAATAAACTTAATGGAGAAATTGTTTAAAGTATGGACATTAGAGATGCAATAATTCAAATAGATGGTTTGTTTAATTTAGAGTTAGCCGATAGAATTGTAGATTATATAGAAAGCGCAGAACTTAATCATTTAGGTGTAGGAACATCTAAAGAACCTGTATTAGATATAAGAAGTGTTAAAGGGAGATTTTTAATAAATAATAGAGATTTAAAAAAAAATAACATATCCGATTTTGTTTTTCTGCAATTAATTAGTAATGAAATTTTTAAAATAATACCTAATTATCTGGCTAAATTTCCTAAATTAACTCTACAAAAATTACTACAAGCTGATCTTTTAAAATATGAAGTTGGTGGTAAATATGAAACACATGTAGATTCATTTATTAATAATCCTAGAGAACTAAGTTGTATTATAAATTTAAACAATAAATATAAAGGTGGAGAATTATCTTTTTTTGATAATCTACATAATAAAGAAATTTTAAAATGTCCTTTAAAAAAAGGTAGTGTTGTGTTTTTTCCCAGTAATTTTATTTATCCTCATAAAATAAACCCAGTAAAAAAAGGAACTCGTTACAGTATAGTATCATGGTTAGCATAAGAGATAAAAAATATATACACATACCCAACTTTTTTTCTAAAAGTGAATTATCTATTTTACAAAAATATTGTAAAAATACCGTTTATAAAAATATAACTTTTGATCCACAATCTCCATTTACTCCTTCTTATTACAAAGATCCATTAATGGATGCTCTATTAATCACTAAAAAAAATAAAGCAGAAAAAATATCAGGTTTAAAATTATATGAGACATATGCTTATTGGAGATATTATATACATGGATCAACTTTAAAAGATCATACAGATAGACCTTCTTGTGAAATAAGTATAAGTGCTTGCATAAATAACTGCGGTACAAAATGGCCCATACATTTTGATAATAATTGGATAGATATGAAAATAGGAGATGCTATAATGTATCTAGGTTGTGAAGTTTTACATGGAAGAAAACCGTTTAAAGGAGTTGAAAACCCGCAAGTATTTTTTCATTATGTAGATCAAAATGGACCTTATAAAGATAATAAAGGAGATTGTAAAATATGAAACATAGGGTTATAGAAAATTTTTTAGATAAAACTTTTTACAAAAGATTAAAAGAGACTGTTACACATTTAAATTTTCCTTGGAGAAAAATGCAAGGTTCTACTGGTCCAAATACCCCCACAGATAAAGGATATTTTACAAATAATATTTTCTGTGATTTTTTTATTAATGATTCAGAAATGCATTATAATTATATGTACCCAATTCTTTTAAAATTAAAAGCCAAGTCCATAATTGAAGCAAGAGTTAATATGTTTATAAATCAATTGTTTATTGAAGATAAAGGTAATTATCATACGGATTATCCATTTATATGTAATACGGGTATACTTAATTTTACAGATTCAGATGGCGGGACCCAACTAAAAATTAAAGACAAAGAAATTATTATACATTCAAAAGAAAACCAACTCTTGCTTTTTGATAGTAATATTCCACATAGAACAGTAGTACCAAAAAACACCGATATAAGATATATTCTAAACTTTAATTATTTTTAAATATGAAGAAAAAAATTATAAAAAGAACAGAAACTATAAAAGATTTCATAGGTATCTATGATGGATACATAGATGAAACTTTATGTAAAAAAGTCTTAGACCTTTTTAATAAAGAACAAAAATTTAATAAAGTTTTAAAAAGACAAAAATATCATCCAGTACCTAAACATTTAATAGATGATAAAAGTGCAGTGATAGATAGAGAAAATATACAACATTTTGAAGAAATGGATTTAAATTTTTTAACTATAAATTTTAAACAAGCTTTGGATCACTATTTAAAAGAAACAAGTATTTTAGAATATCATACACCTTTTCATGAATTAGCTTATACATCAATAAAGATTCAAAAAACTTCTCCTGGACAAGGTTATCATGTTTGGCATGTTGAAAGAAAACATAATAACCACACAGCTAATAGAATACTAGCTTTTACTATTTATCTAAATGAAGTTAAAGGAGGTGAAACAGAATTTTTACACCACAATCAAAGAGTAGATACAAAAGTTGGTAGAATAGCAATTTGGCCTGCAACATTCCCTTACATCCACAGAGGAAACCCTCCTTTGAACAAAGATAAATATATTGTTACGTCTTGGTTATTGCTTATATAACTATGCTGAAGTGTAGCTTGTAGGTCTTGCACCTAATCTAACAATTTTTTCATCAGAAGTTTCATCTCTATAATTTCCAGAACCTTCTGGGTCTTCAATTTGAGCAATATTTGGTTGACCTGTAATAGTGTTTATGTCATCCCAACTAGCTTGAGATTGAGCTAAATATGCAGCATCAAATCTATCTATAAATTCAGTTCTAAAATTTCCTAAAATATTTTCGTCATAAGAACTATTAGGGCTATTATCTTTATACTCTACTTGATCATTATCCACACCGTCATCTGAAAATTGAATTGCATGTATATTACTAAATTTTGACTGTGACCAAAAAGAGTCATCTTCTATCTTTAAAGCTTTAACTGATGATACTGAAAAGTCTTCTGTTTTTTTAATTACAGTTTTATCTTCTATTATAACTGTCCATAATCCATGTTTTGACATTTTTTAAATCTCCTTAAGTTTTAATAATATATATCAGGGTTAGATAAGGTTGTAAAACAGAATCTGATCCACCTACAAAATTAGCTGAAGAAGGGTGTGTGTGATCAGCACCTGATCCAACAGGAGGAGTATTATCTTCAGCTCTAGAAAATTGATTTCCGCCAGCTGCTGAAGCACCACCTGTATTATAACTGTGTGCATGGGAAGGAATATCACCGGTACCTAAACCTTGAGGAGAAGCTCCTCCAGTTATATTTCCCGTAGAAGTTACTGTATTAGCGCCACCACTTGAAGCTAAGGCTTTAGAAGGAGAAGTAGATATACAACACTTGTCTGTTAAATCAGGTAAATTAAAAGTTGTTGATCCATCACCTGCTCCATAAGTAGTACCCACAACTGCAAATAAAGCTGAATAAGTAGACCTTGAAACTGCTGTACCAGCACATTCTAAAAAACCAGATGGAATAGAGGCATCACTCCAGGGAACTATTATTCCAGTATTAACACCTTCAATACCTGTAAGGTTTGCCCCTGAAAAATCATATTTTGTTGCTTCGTAATTTGCCATTTTTTCTCCTAAGTCTTAATAATATATTTTATTGTTAAATAAGGTTGTAACACAGATGAAGCTGTTCCAGACAATGCTAAACCACTAGCATGGTCGTGTCCTCCACCTCCTCCAGTTGTCTGAGAAGTAATTGGATTACCTGGCGAACCTGTTGTTCCCACAGTAAGCTGAACACCTAGTCCATTTCTTCCGTAAGTAACTGCTGTTCCTGAAGGATGCGGGTGTGCGTGTGCTGGAATTTGAGGTGTAGATAAAGTAGTGTTTCCTATAGTAGCAGATACATTTCCTACAGAAGCTACTGTATTTGCTCCTCCTGTTGTAGCTAAAGCTTTGCCAGGTGATCTTCCTAATACCACATTATCTTGTAAATTAGGCAGAGTAAAAGTTGTTGATCCATCACCTGCTCCATAAGTAGTACCCACAACTGCAAATAAGCCTGAATAAGTTGATCTACTTACATCAGCACCAGCGCATTCTAAGAAACCTGAAGGTATAGATGCTGTAGACCATGGAACAATTAATCCAGTATTAACACCTTCAATACCAGTTAAACTCCCGCCGTTAAAATCATATCTAGTTGCTTCATAATTTGCCATAATAATTCCTATGTTTTAATGACATATAATAATGCCATGTAAGGTTGTAACACAGATGTAGCTGTTCCTGAAACACTTCCCGATAACGGATGAGTGTGTGCTCCACCTCCTCCAACTGGAGGAGAAGTAAAAGTTGTTTCAGGGGCTCTTGCTGCAGACTGTCCCATACTCATACTGTTTTGATATGCACCTAAAGGTCCGATAGAAAAACCTAGTCCATGAATATGTGAAGGAAGCATAGCTTCAGTTAAAGTAGTGTTTCCTATAGTACCAGATATATTTCCTGTACTAGCTACTGTATTAGCACCACCTGTAGAAGCTAAAGCTTTAGCTGGTGATTTATTTACAACTACAGCGTCTTGTAAGTTAGGTAAATTAAAAGTTGTTGAACCATCCCCTGCACCGTAAGTTGTTCCTACAACTGCAAATAAAGCAGAGTAAGTTGATCTTGAAACTGCTGCTCCAGTGCATTCTAAAAATCCAGATGGAACGGATGTTGAAGTCCAAGGTATTATGATACCTGTGTTAACTCCTTGAATATCAGTAAGGTTAGCACCGTCGAAATCGTACCTAGTAGCTTCGTAATTAGCCATGGTTTATTTCTCCCTATATGTCCAACCGGTAGTAGCGTCCCCTGAGTAAACTAATGAAAAACCAGCGCCTTGAGTATTAACAACTAGGTCGGCTGCTGCATTAGCTATGTTAGAACTATTTCTTCCAACAGTTAATGCGTTAGTATTAAAATCATATCCTTGATCTATAAATGAAACTTCATCTCCTGTAGCAGGTGATGCTGGTAAAGTTATTGTAACTGCCCCACCGTTTGTATTTACTAAAATTTGTGCTCCAGCTTGAACTGTTTCAGCACTAGAGATTGCTCTCCATTCTTTTAATTCTGAAGATTTATAAACATTAGTTCCATCTGACCATAAAGTGTAAGAATGACCTTCACATAAAAGAACACCTGTACCCGATGTAGTTTTAAAAGTTAAAGTGTTTCCTGCATGATTACATGTATTTTCTACTGTGTATGTTTTTTCAACTGAATCTGGAATAGTTACATTAAGGTTTCCTGCTAAGGTACCTGTTAATTTAATAACTTCATTTTTACCGTTTGATACGGCTCCATTTGTAAAAGTTAAAGCTCTACTAGCATTGGTTACGTTAAAAGCATCATAACCACCAATTGCTTGTTCTAAAATTAGTAAGTTAGTATTTGTAATTTGTCCCCAAGTTCCTGAATTTTCTCCAGTCGCTTGAACAGTTAATTTTAAATTAGCTGATGTTGAATTTGCCATATTTTAAATTCCTTATTTGTTTTAATTTACTAAAAATTAGAGTTGTTGTCAAACTCATTATGCAGCAACTTCTACCCATCCTGGAGGATCTACTGGGGCTGTTCCAGTATCTACTTGATTCCAGATTAAAGTTTTATTAGTTCCTAAAGCCGTTGTCAAGCCAAAACCTGTAGGAAATACATTAGCATGTCCGGTAATATTTGCAATAGTATCTAATTCAGCTGACATAGATATTCCAGTTACATCTGCTAAAGTTACAGCATCTAATTCACCAACACCTAAACCTGCTGCAAAACCTTCTCCAACAACTGTTACATTGGCTTCTCCAATAATTACTGTACCAACTGCTAAATCAGCTTCAAAACCAATACCTGTAACTTCTGCATCAGGAGCAGGGTCAACTGTTCCTTCTTCTGCAGTCATTGCTTCACCGGTTACATCTACATCAGCTGTACCGGTAATATCTAAAGTTCCAACATTAGCTGATAATGCTATACCCGTTAAATCTGCTTGTGCCCAGTCACCTGTTGCACCCCAAACAAATTGTCCGTAAAAATATCTTCCCCAACCTTCTAAGTTATAAGCTTCAACACTACCTACTGAAGCAGTGCCTCCTATACCTTGTAACATTGCATCAGGACCAGCATCAGCTGTTCCTAAATTAGATGTTAAAGGTAAACTTGTTAACTCTATTTCAAATGATATTTCTATAGACTCATCACCCAAAGATGATGTTATTGGAATTCCAGTTGGAATAACGCTTGCGTTACCAGTAACTTCTGCAATGGATCCTAAATTTGCAGTTGATTGTTCTCCAGTAGTTAATAAAGAACCAGTAATACCCCATGCGAAAGTATTCCACTGTTGTCTACCCCAACCTTCTAAATTATATGCATCAAGAGTTCCAACAGAAACTGTAGCTGTATTTAGCCCAGTGACCATTGCGTCAGGACCAGCGTCAGCTATTCCTAAACTAAACGTAGCACCAATACCAGCAGGATCACCAGTAGTAGCAATTACAATTTCTGTATTTCCTTCAGTTGCGGTAATGCCAATTCCAGTTGGAACTACATCTGCATTAGCTTGTGTAGTTTCATCTCCTAATGAAAAAGTTGCACCTATCCCTGTAACAGAAATTATATTATTATCATCTCCGAAAGAATTACTGTTCCAAGTATTTGTACCCCAAGTACTGGCCATAGGAATTATCTCCTATGATTAACCAGATATTCTTAGAATAGCTGCTGCTGTTGTAAAAGCTGGAAACTGAATTGTGAAAGTTCCTGATGTCGCTGTTTTATCTGCTCCAAAATCTAAAGCTGCAACAGCTGCATTCGCTACAGTTGCTGAAGTATTATAGATTAAAGCTCCTCTAGCAGTCAAAGTCACACCAGTGAATGATCTATCAGCATAGTCAACAATCGCAACACCTGATGCAATAGAAGTTCCTAAATTAGATAGTGCTCCACCGCCCGATGCGTATTGTCCACTGTTAGCAACTTCATTAGTTGTAGTGAATGAAGTAGTTGCTGAGTTTAGAGTTGCTGAAG